ATGTTATTGTTGCTGTTGCTGTAGCTTGTTGCCAATTAACAGCAAGATATAATTGTTGATAAATGTTTGTTAATTTTGTAGTTTGTAATTGTTGAATACCATTTTGTATATCTTGTAATGGGTAAGGTAGTCCAGACATACAACCAAAGAAATTTGACATTGTATATGTACCATATATACCGCCACCTAATGCTATGTTGCCCAATGCAGTTACTGCTAATTGTACATCGGTGGGTACATCAGTACCATTAACAAGAGGTAAGTTTTGCACGGTCTCTCCTGAGAAAACTACTTGTGCAAATTTTTGTAAATCAACTTGATTAATGTTATTGATCTGTTGCATAGCGGTAGCAAAGGCACCTGCCAATACTCTTTGATCATCAGGAAGAATTCCTTGTAAATAAGTTCCATATCCGCCAGTTGGTATTTGAAAATTAAGTGCGTCTGCCATATTAATTTGCCGCCGTTGGTGTTATATATCCAAGTCTTGGAGGACCTATTCCTGCGTTGACTGCTACCGCTGCTGCTTGTGTAACAGGAGTAGAAGGTATTATTACTGGTTCTACTGGTAATGCAACTGGTGGAGGAGCAGGCGGCACAACTGGTGCAACTTGTGCTACTACAGCAGGAGCAATAAGTTGTGGATTTAATTGTTCTTCTATAAACAACAAATAATATGTTTTGCTATTTGTAGGTCCAGGTGTTGTGTTATAGATTGGTACGGTTAATGTTGTGTAACTTATTGGAAATAGTTTTTTAACATTTAATAGATCAGCTAATGATGTTAATCCCTTTGTTAAACACTGTAACGGGACTAATATTTCAGAAAGATCAGCCCCTTGAATAATAAGGAATGCACTGTATAATTGTTGTTCTTGATTTATGGTAGGGGTTATATTTCCACTTGCAATGGCGTCAATTTCGTTATTAGACAATCCTGATGCTAACAATGCCAAGTTTAAATTTGCTGTTTGTGCATTATTTTGTTTGATTAATTGTAATAATGTAGAAGGTAATCCAAACTTATTAATTTGTGCTATGTTAAGTGCTTTACCTAAATTGATTAAGTCTTGTCCAAAATCTTGCAATGCTAAACTAACACCAGATAATTCACCTGTGATTAAATCATTTTGATTACTATAAGTACCTTGTTGAAAGGTTTGCGAATTAGTAATAGCGGTGATTGCGTTATTAGAATAATTTACAAAGTTATCTGCTGTTAAAAATGAAGATGTAAATTCTTTATATTCGGGAGGGCTGGTATTGTTTACATATGTATAAGAAGCAGTACCAGATCCACTACCTACTCCTGTTGCAGTAAATGTGATACCGGGCGTATTAGAAGTAGCACCTATCGATGTAAAATCTGTACTTCCTATTGTTAAAATTGTATAAACAGTACCCACAACAAAACTACCTGCGGTTACTGTAGCTGTGGTAGTTTTACCATTCCAATTAAATTCATTCCATGCTTGTAATGCTAATAGTCTAATATAACCCCATTGAGTTACACCAACGTTTACATTTTCTGACAAATAAGGTACCCAAGTAGCACTTTGTCCTTGATCTGTGGGTCCTTGTACTGCATAACCTGATGTTGCTTGCCCATTCCAAACACCTGATGGGTCATCAATAATATATGTAGGTGCTTTACTATTGCCCAATGCGGGAATAGCTTGTGCACCAATTGATATTAAATTATCATATGTTGTTGTGGAAACATTAGTACCAAGATTTTGATATGCGGCATTAATTGCATATGTTACCCATTTTAAACAAGTATTGTTTACTATACTACCAGGAGTATAGTTTGCATTATTTGTACTTGACCCCATTAATGCAGCGGCATTGGGGTTTATATAAAACCCCTGATTTTGTAGTAAGGAGCTAACAACGTTAACTCCTAATGGACTTTGTATTCCTGAATCACTCATGGTACAAAAACGTCCTGACTACCATCTTTAATTTTATGTCCACATGTATTGCCTGATCCTATTCTTAATACAGGTTTGCCCTCAGCAAATACAGTTGGACTGCCTTCAGTAGTTTTTGCATTTTGATGTGCTGCATCACTACTAGGATCGTGCGAGGTAAGTTGACTAGGAGTATGTAAGCCCACAGCAATGCCGTTACAAAACACGGTGCTTGCACCCGATTGTATAGCGCCACCTGTTGTGTTCTTATCTCCCTTGCGACTTAATCCTGGCATTAATTATCCCATAATTACTTTTTTATCAGGTACAGTCAAACCAGTTGTTGCTTGAATGTACTTAGTTTTTACTGACTCATCAGTGTTTCCACTTAATGCGACACTATTAGTATTTAGTTGTACATTTCCATGCTGTTCTGAGGTAAACATGCTTGGGACTAATCCCATGCCCTGTTGTGTTGGGGCAATGCTTACTGGATCGCTAATTGTGATAGTATTACTGTCAACATTAACAACTTTTGCTACTAATTCTTCACCGCTATTCAATTTAAATGAATAAATCTGATCTACTTCATATTTCATACTGTGCCTTCCTTGTCAAATTTTGCTTTTAATTCTGTATATCCACCAACATATTCTTCACCCAAATATATCTGTGGAACTGTTTTTGCGTTTGGGATAGCCTCAACTAATTGTTCTTTAGTCCAACCTTTACCAATCACACGTTCTTCAAATTCAATACCCTTTTGTTTGAGTAATGCTTTTGCTCGGTCGCAATAAGGACAAAACTCTTTGCTCCATACTAGTGCTTTCATTTTTCTTCTCCTAAGATTATCTTATGAACTACTTATAGTTCAGGCAACTCATCGTAATTTAATGTGTCGCTCATAACGCCAACAACATAACTTGTACTTTCACTTTCTTGTAATGCTGTTTGTTTATTGGCAGTGTTTTGATGTTTATTGAACCATGGGATGGGAGTGGTTTTTGGTGCTGATTGATTATATTTTATGCCGACATCTTTTAAAGCATTATTTGCTGTGTAATCAACAAAATCTTTCAAAATATTTGCGTTAAGTCCAATAACACTACCTTTCTTAAACAAATAGTCTGCCCATTCTTTTTCTTCACGGATGACGTCCATATACATGTTGTATACTTCTGTTTCACATTCTGATTTTAATTTTGCAAATCTTGGGTCTTCTTTTACTACTTGATTGATAATATATGCAGTCCATTCTTTGTGTAATAGTTCGTCTTGTAAAATTAAACTAATAATATTACCATTGCCCATAAAAATTCTATTTTCAACCATTGCCAAACTTGTAGCAAAACTCACCATGAATCTAAATGCTTCCAATGCATAACTTGCATGTAATGCCATATAGATTGCTTTAATGTGATCTTCTTCTGCGATATCTCCGTCTAGTTCGTAGGCGCAATTTAATTTATGTAAATTATCATAGTATTTACCAACACTACTTGCCATGTTAACAATTTCTTGAGTGTCATGAATTGTATTGAATACATCTTTAGGTACATTATAAATGTTACGAATAATGTGGCTATAACTACGACTGTGAATATTTGTTTCAAAGAATGTCCAGTTATAAACAAGTGCCTCTAATTCAGGCAAACTAATAACTGGTGTAAAAATTTGACTAGGGCCACGACCTTGTAAACTATCCAATGCAGTTTGTCTTAGCAAATTACTTGTAAAGATATGTTTGACGGCATCGCTTGCGTCTTTAAAATCTTGGCTATCTTTTGTCAAACTAATTTCTTCTGGTACCCAGAAGAAGCCTCGGGCTGTCGCTTCAAAGTCTGCAATCTTACGATATTTAGTCTCCTCAAATTTCTGTATTGTGACTGGACCTGCAGGATCTAAGAACATCTTACGATTAAGATAATCAGTTGGTTTGCTTAAATCATATTGTTGTTTTGACATTTTTATTCCTTCTCAATTGAGCTTCTCTCATTTTTTGTTTTGTTTCTTCTGATCGCTTAACTCCAACTGGATTAGAATTTTTATTATGCGATAATCTTAATTTCAATTTAGTTTCTTCAGACTTTGCTCGACCTTTTAGTTTTTCACGCACTTGACGTTTTCTTTCTTCCGATTGCGGCGGTCTTTTAATACCTTTTAAAGCATTACTTATTTTAGATTTATGATCTTCTGTAAAAACTATTCCAGCCGTACCTTCTCCGCCGTCTGTTCTATTATGCAATATACCAGTACCTAAATCTTTTCTACCGTACCATCGAATCATTCTTCGTTCAAGTGCTAGAGCTCCAACTTCTGTTAAGTTAGATTCTAAAATAATGATATAAGATTTTTCTGGAGTATGTACACCTTTATTGTTAATTCGGTGTTGTTCCCATGCTCGATCATCTTTTCCCTTACCAATATAGTAGGGTGTGCCATCTTTTCTCAAGTAGGCATAGATGTAATAGTGTAAATACATTTGCTGTAACTCCACACAGTTATAGAGCCGGTGGATATTATCAGTATCGCGATCGGCACTTGTATTTATCATTACAATTTACAAGCCAGACAGTCGTTATCGTCATCAAAATTGATTTGTTCAAGTGGCATAT